CACTATATCTTTTCTTCTTTATTGTTTCTTTGTCTTTTTGGAAGTTGGAGACTTTTTGGTCTTGGCCTTCGGTGTAGGTTCTGAAGGTGTACCCACCACGTTTTTTGTTTCCGTCCCACTTAATGTCTCCGGAGCTTGGGTCACTGGGTCTATTATCTGGGGTGACATCGGATGTTCCGGCAGCGACTTCACCCGAGCTGTTTTTTCTGTAAACTCCAGTGGATGCTTGTCGCTTTTCGTTGAGCTTTTGAATAAATTTAAAAGACGGTTTAACATTTTCATTTTCCTTAATTAAATCGGATCCAACTATATTTAACATATTATGGTTTTCTAACCACATTTGTGAAATATCGTTGAAAATTGTACTTTCAATAAATCTATTTATCGTTTGATAGGTATCAGTAATTGTTTCTTCAATATCTTCTAAAGAGGCACTATTATCAAAATGTATGAAGTGTTCAAACACCTCATTATAAGATTCTTTATTTTTCTGTGCAGAATTCCATTTGTCTTGTCTAACCGATTCTGCAACCATCTTTGTTAATTTTTCATTTCTATCTTTACTTGCTTCATTCGTTGTATCAACAAATACCATAAGTGTTTCGTAACCAAGTTCTTCCAATTCTTCTTTGATGGCAAATATCTTCTCTTGGTTATCAGCAGGACTATTGATTATTAGTGGTGAACGATTACGGATGGCTTCTCTACGATAGTCATTAGATTTTTCAGATAGTTTTTGTTTATCGTTTAAATAATCCATGGCCTGTACAGAATTCAATTCAATAGCTCGTGCTTCTGGAATTGCTTCACGCAATACAACATCTTTACCTGATCCAGGTCCACCTGTAACAAATATGGCCTTAAACATACCACGATAATGTGATTCATGCAGACCCATACCTTTACGAGTATCATGCATCAATTCTTTTGCGTGAGTATCTGATACATGAGAAGGTACGCCACCCCTAAATGATTTTAAATCTTTATTCTTAGCATGTTCACGCATTTTAGTGCCTGACATACCAGATGTTCCTTCTGCATCAGGATCACGATGGCCAGCAGAATGTACGGTAATATGTTTGAAATGATATAATGCACCCTCATGTGATCCATTATATTTGTGTAACTTCTCTTTCATCTCTTTTACACGGTCAGAACCAACGACCATGTGTAAATGTGTTACACCTTTTTTATGTAACTCAGCAGCGTGATGTAAGAAAGTTGGATGTTCTTTTGTAGAAGCTTTAAAATTTGTACCTGGTGAATATCGTTTCAGGTGCTTGATTTTTTGTGCAGCAGACAATGGATTCTTTTTAGAATCTTGAGAGTGTGATGTGACAACTGTGTGACTAGCATTATGCTTTGTGGCAAGTTCACGAACCTTGTCAATTAGTTTTAAATGACCTGTCGTAGGTGGATTCATACGACCAAATGTCATAACGTGGTGATTTTCACCACTCTTTTCTTCTTTAACTAAATCTAAAAATGATCTCATTTTCTAACTTTTAAAAGGTTTGCTTTAGCGAATTCTTTACGATTAACCAACTTCGTAGGTTCACCACCATGATTAACAACAAATCCTTCTGGACCTGTTGGTTTATTATCTATGTGATGTTCCAAACCGCCTGTATGTTTTTCTAAATTCTTAACAAGTATATCTTTCGCTTGTTGTAAATGATTATGCATCTTCAGTAGATTATCATAGTGTTCACTGTGGTATTTAATGTAGTCTGTATGTTGTTGTGCTTCAGCAGTTTTACGTCCTTGTGCAGCAGGCGTTTTCAACTTCACTGCGGCCTTTTTAAATTTACCTTCAATATGTTTAATTAAACCTTTTGCAGTAGGTTTCTCATCTGTTCTGACAGTATGATTAATATAAGTTTCTAAATGTCCACTCTCACCTTGATGTGGTTCAGTTACTTTATACATAGTTTCACCGTGCTTACCATCATGTATCTTCTTGGCAGCATCAATGTGTTTTTGATATTCTTGTTGGTCTTTTTCTGGATAATTTATCTTAGATGTATCATGTTCTGCTGATTGGTGCCATACATCAGGATGTTGTTTGAAATGGTGAATATCTGGATGAGAATCAGCCGACATCGAACCAATATCATTGCCATGATACTGAGTATGTACAATAACACCTAATTTGGCCTTACGAACCTTATCTCCTAATTCACCCTTGGCGGAATAGGTAATTGTGTTAGGTGTAAAGGAAACTCCGTGTTTGGTTTCTTTTTTATCGTCACCTGAGAACATTAAGTCGCCTTGGTATACACCTTTTTTAGGTGCAACCTTAGGTAAATGATGTAGTGCGTCTTTTAGTTTACTTACCAGACCTGGTGCATGGCCATGGTGTTTGTCGATATCTGATTCGGTGTAATTTAGTTTAGGTGTCTTGTTAAATGCAGACTTGGATGCAACAAAGAATTTACCTGTCTTAGGATGGTGTCCGAATACAATAGAAGGTGATCCGTCATATTTCATGGTGAGTGCAGAACTGTGGCCACCAGACTTCATCTGGTCGTGAGCTTGGTTCAAAGCACCTACGGCGTGCGTAAAACCCTCACCACCCTTTTGGAGAGGACGATCCTCTGCATGGGTAATATGTTTGAGTTTTGCGCCTTCCGTTTCTTCTCCGAGAAACTTAATAAAAGATAACATTGATTTCCTTCAGAATTGCAACACACTTTGGTTGCCTAATACCTATTTATACAATTAAATATAGTATAAATTTTGACGATCAAACATACAGTCAGTCCGACCTGCATCATGCCTAATTTCCAAATATATAGTCTTTTTCAACCCCTCGGCAATCACCAAAGGCATACTGTGATTCATAATACATTTCTCAGAACTTTTTATAACTTTAGCCATCTCAAGTGCATTTTCAACTTTTATATGTTCTATGTCTAGGTTAAAGATATTCTTGAAACTCTCATATTCCGAAACCATACCAACAAAACAACATTTATCTTGATTCTCTTTGACTAAATTAAGAAATTCGGGATTATAAACGTCCCTTCCATGCAATCCACGTTCAACTCGATTTACTATTATTTTACCACTATTAGTTTCTTGTGGGACTTCTAACCAAGGTTCAGTATTGAAATTTTCTGGTACAGGTTTATCAAACGCAACAAAAAAACTCTCACATGTCGTTCTTGTGTGTGTACTATTCATAACATGTCTAAAATTATCTAAATTATAGTCCATGTGTTGATTCGTCCACCTTTCAACACCAGTGATGTAAGGTTGTGCAGAAATTAATGGTTCAATGAATTGATATTCTTCTTCACCGATATATTGGCCAAGATGTATGTATAGTTTACCACCACCCATTGCTTTTATAAAACACAATGAAAATAATATATCACCTAATTTACCACTGTGTGAAAATGTTAATTCCATGTAGTACCTTCAAAATCTAACCAATATTGTTCTAGTTGACCTTTTCCAGAAAGAAAATGAAATGGTGTTGTATGTAATAGTCCTCTATTAGACATAACGTAATGCAACATATCAGGACCACGTTCTAATGACCAAGCAAACATAGCTGTTCCTGTTTCTCCACCAATAAATCTTTTACATGTTTTTATGTGGTGTAAAGTTTCAATATAATCTGTACATATAGTATATTGACTGTAATCACCTGGTGGTAATAATCTTTCATCTGTTATACAAATAACCTTTTCCCAATCTGTAAAACTATTAAAGTATTTTTCCAATTTTTCATAAAATACATTCTTAGGCCAATTTCTATAAATGTTATATGGTGCATCAAATAATGGACACATAACAACTTTTAACTGTGTTTTTTCTTTATTTGGTATAGAAACCACATCACCACTAATAGCTCTATAATCCCAAACGTTGACCCTATTCCATGCTAAATCGTGTGTTCCTTGACTTCTTGCAAAATAGTCCGTATTGTCCTGTAAATAGGAAAAGAATTGACGGCAATGTGTGGCATCATTGATTGTGCCATCCTGCATAAAAAATTTAACGTCAGGATTGTTACTTCTAAGATGTTGTACGACATTGCAAATTGCAATAATATCTCCTGCTCTGGCAGGACCACCAAAAGTTCCTGGTCTAATATTCAATATCATTTTTTAGTAGCTATCACTGTTAAGATGTTAGGTAAATCAGTTGTTGGTGTTCTTACTTTATCTTCATTGTTACCGACATGTCGAATAGAATAACCTGATTGTAACAATAAGTTGATTAAACCTGAACTATCAAAATGATGTAGATGTTCATTTTCCCTACGATGTTTCCAATTTAAAAACCAATTTGATCCTTGAGATTCATGGAACCAAGGAACAGAAATACAAACGTGTTTAGTATCCAAATTTTTTAAAAAGATCGTTAGGTATTTTTCTTGTAAGTGTTCCAATGAATCGAAAAATGTTATAATATCAAAGTGTTGTTCATTTATCGATCCTAGTTTTTCGGATCCTTCTGGTACAGGATAATCGGATATATCGTAACCATATACACGGTGGCCTTCAAATAAACATTTTTTTATGAAAGCACCATTGCCATATCCAAAATCACATATTGAATCAAATTCACCGATAGTGTTTGATATAAGGTCGTATCTTAAATTTGACATGACATCATTTGTGTCATAAGTGTCATATCTAGATTTAGAATATGTTTCATTATAATTCATTATTGGTCCAGTTAATGTTTCTTGGTACCAATGGCCATGTGATAATTTAGTGTAGTTTTCTATCATAGTGTATAATTTGAAAATTCTTTTGCGTGAACAAAAGTTGATTTTCTATTTCCATAGTAATGTTTTTGGTATATTCCGTTTATATCTTTTCCATTGTCCCAACTGATGTTGTTATCACCAGACCTGAATTCTGGATTCCAATCTTCTGCTTTCCATATAATATATTGCTCTTTATTCAATAAATCTGCAAGTACAGAAACACCAGTGATGTTTGATATGAATGGTTTAACTGACTCTTTAATTATGTAACTGTTTGTTAAAAGATCATTATTGTAATCTAATACGTTGTACTTATCTGTTAGGTGAGACAAAACATTCGTTGCTCTACGATCATCAATATCACCTATATTCCACCGATCACCAATATATGATTTTGTTTCATCTAATGTTATATCTAATTTTGGATATTTTATTACAAAATCATCATCAACATCAAATTCAACTTTATATGTATCTTTTAACCAATTCTCATAACGACAGGTTTCTGTAGGCCTAATAATACTGTTCCTATCTTCTCTTGTCCATGAACTTAATAAAACACAGTCCATTTGATACATGAATACTTCATCATCAAAATGCACATCAGTAAACAAACCCTGATACATCAAAAATTCTTTTATACCTTTAAACTTCTTTAATCCTTGACGTATGATAAATTCAAAAGGTCCATATTTACGAACAAGACCAGAAATTACAGGTAATGAATGTAAGAAGTCCCCTAAATTTGCAGTTGAATTAAGATAAACTTTCATTATAATCCTTAAAAGCTACAAACCAATCAGATTCAGAAACGGAATGTAATTCAAATAGTTGTGGTTCAGAAACATATGACATCAATAATAATGTTTGGTCATCGTCAATCCAACCTTGTTTCAATAAAGTATTGATATTATGATTCACTAATGAATATAGTTGAGACCACATTAATCTACCAGCAACGATACATGGTCCAGTCATATAGACAATGTTATTTGAAATAATTTCTTCAAATGATCTATTATCATAATTTCTTAAATTGAATAGATGTATTTTTTCTTTATTGAACGGATATTGCCATTTTGTTTTACCATTTAGTGCATCGGGTGTTCTACAATAACCAAAGTCCATCCAAGCAACCAATTCATTCGTAGCGAATCCATTTTCAATAGCCATCATCACAAAATTAGATTTTAGTGCATTAACTAAAACATAATCTGGATTCCAATATTCAGGCATTGCCCTTTGATTTGGATTGATTTGTGATTGGAAATTTTCATTTCGTTGAACTTCACTTATACGATTTCTTAGTTGTTGAAATTCATTTTTAAAATCAACAACAATAATTTTAGTTTTTTTATCACCTCGAATTTGTCTTACTTTATCTTCAAATTCAATAGATGTATAGACCACCATCTCATTATCAAGTTTAGCCATATGACTAAATCTCTCAAAATAAGTATCCGTTGTTCGTTGTAAATAATGTGGCAAACCTTTATCTGGTGTCCATTCACCACGACCAATATCAAAGAAGGCCGTTACAATTGTAATGTCATTCATTTCTTTTTCGCCACTATAGTTAAGATATTAGGCCATTTATCAACTGGCTTCCTAATTTCATCTTCTTCATTACCAATATGCAGTATTTCATAATTAGAATCAGACAATAGGCCTACTAATCCATGCATGTCGAAATAATGGAAATGCTCATTGTCTTTCTTGTGTTTCCATTTTGAGAACCATTCTGGTCCAAGAAATTCATGTAACCAAGGTAATGATATAGTAACATACTTAGTTCTTAGATTTTTCAAGAAAGTGACCAAATCTTCATCTTCAATGTGTTCTAGTGAATCAAAGAAAGTCACTACATCAAAATTCATTTCATTGATATCATACACTCTCTGTACAGAAGGTGGAACAGGATAATCAGACACATCATAAGCGTATGCTTTATGTCCCTTATTATAACAGTGTTCTATGAAATCACCATTACCATATCCAAAATCACAGATAGTCTTGAATTGACCAACGTATTTCTTTACAACATCATAACGAATCCTTGACATTTCGAATGAAGGTATTTTGTTATAATAGTTACTATATTCAATTGAATATGTTGGACCAGGTCCAGTTCGTTCAACTTGATGCCAGTGGCCTGGTCTTAATTGTTTAAAGTTATCAATCATAATAGTTCTTATATCCATGGACGATTTCATATTTACCCTTCAGTGTTTCCAAATCAAATGTTTTAGAAACAGGGAAGATATTATACATTTTTTTATTGCCGGTGTAGTCTTTACCTGATAAGAAGAAGAAATATGTAGTAAAGCAGTCCAACCAACCTAACGTAGGATACAGGTTATTCTGTATATTGTCTAGATTATTTTCAAAGAAATGATAAACTTTACCATAATTTTCTAATACGGTCTGTACTTTAAAAATAGTACCACCGCCACTTCCATATGATTTTGTTTTTGGTAATATACCACTAAATTCTTGACAAAAATTAATTAGTGGATCTGGTATAAAATTACCTCCAACTATATCATGGCCTGCAATTTCCCAGTGATCTTCTAGAGTCACTTTATCTATTAACACTACATCATCTTCTACCATCATAATATGTGTAGAATTACATTTCAAACAAGCAATATAAAATCTCGTCAACCACTCCAGAACTTTCTCTTTTCTGTATCCGTATGGTTGAACAGGATAACCTAAGTTATTATTGCAATATAAAAAGTCACAATTATATTTTTTAGCCAAATCGGTATGGTCAACACCACCATCACCTATCAACATATAATATGAATCAGGATAAAATTGTCTGATAGTTTGTAGTGAGTATTCTGTTGCCTTTTTATTATTATAAACTGTACTGAAAAATGATAATGATGTCAATTTTTTCTCACAATAAACATGATGTTATCTTTGAATCCTGCAATTTCCCTAGAATCAACAATTTCAAATGTGCAATCATCAGGTACAAGAGTAATAAATTCTTTAGTGTATTCGTAATCCTGTATATCTTCAATCACAAATACTCCACCAGAATTTAATTGTGGCACATATAATTTTAAAGATTGAATTTGACTTTCAAATGTATGTTCACCATCATCGATGATAATATCAAACTTACCTAAGAATTTTGAGAAATTTTCTGTAAGGGCATTTTGTATATACACCATAACATCTTTTAAATTATTAGTGTTGTTTATTGATCCAAAATCAATCACATCAACACCAACGATTTTTGCTTGACTGAAATATTCTCTCCATAAAATTAGGCTACCACCACGGAATATTCCTATTTCCAACAAGCGTATATCTTTGTCTTGATATTTTGCAAATTCCTTATCATAGAATGTACTGCAATATTTGTGTACTTCTTTATCTGTTCCATGTGTATGATTGGTTCTATTGTCTAGGCCTAATTCATCAATAATTTGTACTAAAGTTCTCATAATGTTACCTTATAATTAAATATTTCAGATTCATCTTCTTGCTTGTATTTTTCCATCACATTTTTCTTCCATTCTGGTACACGATCATATTGATGTACGATAACGAAAGGAGTTTCTTTTTTGCACACAAAAGAATCTTCACCAGTTAAAACTAAACCATCTTTGAAGATGGGTTCTGCTTCTAATAGATGTGGTCTGAATTGATCCATTTTCGACGGGTCGGCAGTAGTTCCTGCTTGACAAGCCCAACCATGATATTGATTGGCAAAGTATGTTATACTTTTATAAGGTTGTGTATTCAATAGAACATTATATACTGCTTGGTCAACGATAGGAATAGGCCTGTTAACAGAATTAAAGAATATGTTGAACATTAAGTCTTTAACATACTCTGCATAACCACCGATGGTTCCTACGTTGTATATTTCATTCTTTTTAAATTGTTCATGTACATATGGACCGTAGGCCTGCATTAAGTTCTCATTGCCCCATGGTTCATCTTCATATTTCATGCTTTCTGAACCAGCAACTAATTTACAACAATCTAGATTTTCTCCCAACCAAACAAATGGATTACTTTGAAAGTAAACGTCTTTCACATCGGTTGTAACAACAAACTTATAATCTCGCCATGTATCTTTAAGATAATTGTAGATAGCCAAGAAACGACCAACATGAATAGGCACACCAGGCATATTTGGCATATCAATTAATTGAAAATCTTTTGCAACTAATTTTATTCTTGTTTCTTGTGATATGTTACCAACAACCAATACTCTATCAACATTATCACCACATACTTTATCGATAGATTCTACCCATGGTTTTAATTGATTGTAATTGTAACCTGTTGCTGCACCTATGATTAGACTTCTTTCCATGGCAATTTCCCTTCATATTGTTCCATCATCTTTTTGTTACCCTCATCAAAGAATTCTTTAGTCACTGACCCTTGATTACCAGCCAATCTATAATTTACGGTGTATTGTTTAGTACATTCCCATTTTTTGAAATGTGTTGATATTGCTTGTAAGAATACTCTATCTTGACCCCAACCACCATGCCATACGGAGGCCAATCTAATTAATACATCTCTACGAATACAATATGAATTGGTGTCGATATGATTCACTTTAGTCCATGCTAACCATTGGCCAAGACTTTCACAATCATCATTACAGATATAGTTACCGTTTTTGTCCACAATTTTTCTAAGTGAATATGACCAATCAAGATTCTTTTGTTTTATTTTGACCACACACTCACCAACATGATTCTTGTCGAACCAACAGTCTTGGTCTAAGAATAAAACAAATTCTTCATTCACTAGATGTGAAAAGGCGGCATAGACACGATGGCCATAAAAACCATTTGCGCCTACGTTGTCTGGTAGATAACAGACTTTAAAGTTGGGATTTCCTAAGTATTCATCGGCAATTGTTTTGACTTTGCCTCTGTATTGGTCACCATCACATACCAAATATAACTTGGTGGGATAAGTCTGATTTAAAACACTTTCAATCGCAGTACGTACCTCAGGCGCACCTGTGGTAGGTAAAATAACAACAGCAGACATAATATATCATCCTCTAGTTAGTTTTAATATTCTCTCTATTTGTTTCTCAATCATAGGTTTACGATTAGGCCAATATATGTATTCTTTATCTCCAGTCGAATGTAATTTTTGGAGAAAAGGAATAATCATCTTTTCAACTTCACTCAATCTAGTTTTATAATCATCAGCAGTTTCAGCTGTCTTGTTGATTATCGAATTATATTCTTCTTCAGATACGGCAGAGAAACCAAAGTCATCATCGGCTGTTTGGTATTCTCTTAGAATTTTATCAAAGTCACTAAATGCCATTTATTTCTCTCTTACGGTTAAATTATTTTAAAAACCACATTCTTTTTCTAATAATTTTTTAAAATCAGAATTCAAAGTACCTTGGAATTGTGGTTGTGGAGTAAAAGCACCCTTGTATCTAATTTCTAAATCCAATAATGTAACATTACCACGTTTCAATTGCAAGAAGATTTTAGCTGCATCTGATGATTCTTTTTTCTGTTCATTCAGTACAATTTCATATTTCTTATTTTTGAAATCATGTTCTATTCTAGTTAAACCACATAAAGTGGTCTTTAATGGTAACACAGAAGCTTCACCAATTCTAACTTCACCTTTTGAAGAAACATCACCCACACCTGTCACAAGAAAAAAATTAAATTTATATTTACCTAAACTTTTTGCATCCAGTTCCTCGAATAATTTGGTCTTTAATATAATGTTAATAAGTGAATCAGCAAATAAGTCTGAATATTCATTCATCACTTTAACAAATTCTTTCCACAACGGATTATTCTTTTCTGCTAATTTTTTATTAACAAAATACCTCATAGAGTTTTGATTTGTGGTATCATTAGAAAGATATCCATCTTTTAATTTTGCTGATCCTTTAGTATCAATATAAGATCGATCAAATAATTTTTTATCACGTTGTTTTGCTTCAAAAAGTTCTTTTCGACCTTGTTCGGTTTTCTTTAGTGTGTCAAAATTTTTAATATGACTCTTTAAAATTATTCCCTTTTCTACAGCTTCTATTACCAGTGAAGCAAAATATTCTTGTCGTACTTTTGCCAATTTATCTTTAACCGGATCAAATTTTTTACCTTGTAAGACACTATCAAAGGCTTTATTAATAAGTGTTGGTTCACCACCAGTCGAACTTCGTTTTTTCTTTAATGATACACCATAATACATTTTACTGTCAGCCGTCATAATTACATCAGCTGAATTGTAATCTTCAAATCCATAAGCACTTATTCTGAATTTTTCAACATCTTTTGGCCAGACATTACCCGTCATATAAATCGATGGTGATAATCTACTTCCACCACTTTCACCAGATTTTGATAGGTAGTCACGAACTCCTTTTGCAGCAGATATACCTCCAGCAAGGTCTTTTAGTGCTTCTTTATTATTCTCATCCATCAATTCAGTAAATCCTTTTTCTATGGCAGGACTTCCGAAATGTATGTGTTTATCTGTATGTTTCTTTATTTTTGTTCTGGCGTCAATCATCAACTCACGCAACTTTCCAACATCTTGAGTGTATGCATCCAACTCTTGGTTAGAATACATCATAGCTGCAGCTAACATGATCTCGGATGCTTCGTAGGCCATTTCATTCCTCAAATAAAAGTATTTATCTGATGATATCTATGTGCTTTCCACTAGTCCACACTTCCAATTCAGTTCTTAGTCGACCTTCCGACTTGAGTGTTTCGTATCGGTTAGTCGCTTTGTTTTTCCACCACTGAACTATGTTTTCTAGATTGTGTTTCTCATAGTTATCACCCTTGACCAGAGTATCGCACATTCCATTAACATAGTCAACCATATTTTTATATCCATAATCAGAAATATAGTATCTTTTTTGTTCAGTTAGATTCTTTGCATTGTCGATTGTTGTCTGAAATGCAACACCTTCAGGAGTTCCTTTGAGTGCGGCTTTAGTCAGAGCAATAATCTTCATACTGATTTTAAGTTTCTTACTTGAAGCATCTTTATCAACCAACTCTCCGACCTTAGATTGTACAAAATCCCTCAGGTCAGAATATGGTTTACCGTGCATCATAGGTAGAAAGTCGGATTCGGTAAGGCCTTTATATCGAATATAAGGTTTCATACCATCATATTGTGATACCGTTTTAGAACTGCCATATAAACTTGTGGTTTCAAATAGGCAAAGATTCATGTTGTATTTCTTATTGACAATTTCACGAATCTCATGTGATGTACAAATGGCAGCCAATAGTTTACCACCAAGATAATTATAACCAAAAGGTTGACTTGGTACAATAACAAATCCCATCATTGCAGAATCATTGAATCGTTTGGCACCTTCAGGAGTCTGGGTAAAGACTTGTCCAAGCATTTCATTACGAGGTTTGCAGTTGATTACAGGTGAACCTAACCGAATGAATCCTACGAACTTTCCTGTATTCTTTTCTCTCACTGCCACTTTAACATTACGACCAACAGGTGCAATATTAATATGTGATGAGGTAATACTCAACATCGATTCCCATGATTCGGTTGGTATTTCTACCACTTCTAAATCCATATCGTTTGGATGCATGGAGAAATCAGAGAACAAATCATCTTCGATAGGAAATATACCTTGTGGTATCTCTGATAACGAGTTTAACTTTTGATCTCGCATGTACTCATCAATACGATCAAAGTTGCTGAAATAGTCATGAAATGCCTTGGCACAAACCAAGGCATCTTCTTTAGTCAACATCATACTTTAAACCCATTAAAAGATTTTTTACCAAAACTAGATTGTCGCTCACGTTCACCAAATGAATTTAAAGGTTTGTCATCTTGGCCAGAATCAGCAATACCATCTTGTGCTGACTGTTCAACATCATACAATCTCATCTTTGATCTATCAATACCAAGAGTAAAACGTTTGAATGTTGTTGGATCATTATAACGATTCTTCAACTGCTTAATCATAATCTGATTCATAGATTCCATCTGTTCAGATGAAACTAAAGCAAACATTAAATCGGCGGTAGCAGGGAGTCCGAACGATTCACTTGTATCTTCGAGTCCTGGATCTGTGCTTGTGAAACCACTTCTTGTGGTCTGCGTTGCTGAAACAACTGGGACGTTGAAC